TGAAATGTGGTCGCCGTTATCTGACCTGCTGTTGGTCTTATTAGTTTTTAATATTCTGATTCTGATAGTTACTGTAATAAAAGCACCAGCATTAGATGAACAAACAATAAATCAGGAAACTGAAGAGACTCTTAGTATGGTAAACTTGGATACTACAACACGGTCGAGTCTAGCAACTAGGTCAATGGGTCCAACTGAAGCTGAAAAAGTGTTAGTACCGGAAAATTTACAAGTGTTTGGACGGCCAAAATCAATCAGTTAACCCATTAGGTGGCACTTGAATAATCTGATTCTGATCCCTCTAAGTCATCCAAGTAATCCAACAACTCATCATATTTATCTGTTGTTGAAACATATTTGGAACTAGTTGTTTGCCATGTACCCTCTTGGTCAGGATGTCCGGTGACGATAAAGTAATCACCCCTATCATTTTTTGCCGGTCTGTAATAAGTGTATTGTGGCAGATCTTGTGATGTGATTCCTGCAGCGGCCGGTATACTGTTAAATAAGCGGCGTCGATTAGAAGGGTTACTCTGCTGCCCACCAGTTGAAACCATCGTCCTCATCACATCTTTCTCCTTCTTACTTATGTATTTCGATTTCAACAACTCTTCAGTATTCCCTTCAGGTATATGTCTCGCGATATGTGTATAACCGGCTCTGTGTATGATATCGTAATAACTGTCTGACAAATCTTTTCCATCTTTTGTGTAATCACCGTTCATAGAGTACTCTTCAAACAGTTCAGGTCGATCTTTCTTCAAATCACGCAAATACTTTTTCGCCTCTTCAAGTTTGTATTTTAAACTGAGTTTTTTAGAACTGGTTGTTTTCCATGATACATCACCTACATCTACAATAAAGCGTTCGCCGTGTGTCTCATCAGGTTTCATGTACCATACATATGTTGGGATCTGGCTAGTGTTTATACCGGAACTGATGGGCAACTTGATTGTTCTCTTCTTTTTTTTAATATTTTTGTTCAGCTCTTTATCCACTGTATCATACATTATGTTTTCGCGTCGATTGTCAAAACCTATTCGATTGATATGAATTATAGGTACTTTTAAACGCTTACTACCTTCATCACGCTGTTTGAGCATCATAATTAGATCGTGCATGAACACCTCTTTGGTACCTTTGCTATCTGTGTGATGACATGAGATGAAACCAAATTTGTTGCATTTCCATATCTTGTTCAGCTTGTCTATCGCACCAAAGTCTTGCCAATCTAGGAGTAGGGGGAATTTATTGTTTTTATATTTTAGTTTGATAACGGCGTAAAACTTGTTGTTGTACCGTATCTTTTTGAAATCCATATAGAGTTTGATCAGATATTTAATGTGTAATCAACCGTAAGTGAACGCTAATCCCGCTAGACCACTCGCCAATCTTAAGACATTTATATTTCTGGTGTAAACTCGGATGTTCATAAGTGTTGCATCACCATCTTCCGGATAAAGTGTTGGATCGAGTTCTAAACGCAGTATCACTCTTGACAACCTGCTGAGATTGGCGCCACCTGATGGTTGGTACTCTTCTGGGAATAAACTGAAAGAGTACACGTTGATACCGTCAGATGGTGATGCTGTATGATACTGGTAAGGCTGTACATAGTTAAAATAGTTACTATCGAGTCTGAGGACCCGATTGAAACTGTTGAAATCGAGTGAGGAGTAGTTGATAGGATTGCCGGTGTAGTTTGTTGTCATACTGTAGTTGTCCCACATTGTTTGTGTCCAACCGTCCAAGTTTTCCGTGTATGATACTTTTTGGGCGATCCATATCAACTCCTTTGATGGATGAACAAAATTGTCCAGATTTATAAAAACCTCTTGATTAGTTGATTCATTCAGTTCATAAAGTTGCAACTGTTCTATCAGATATTCATGACTGGATTGGGCGAATCGGCGCCGCTCTCCACTATCAAGATATATGTAGTCTATTTCGAGTGTTGCATCGATATCTACACCTAATTCGCTCGGGGTATCCGCCAGATATATGCCATCCTGAGTGTTGTTGTACTGGATTAGCAAACCATCTTCAACATATGAAACATCTTCTATATTTCTGAATATTATTTCGATCCTGACATCGTGATACTCCAATGCGACCAAAGGGATAGCCAAACCACTAAATCGGCAGAACCAGAATTCTAAAGGGATGCGTAACTTGTAAGTCGGTTTAATTGTTCTATCAAAAGTGGTTAGAATAGGGACCTGACCTATCATTTTGTTGTAGCTAGGATCGATATTGTTATCACATGATAGTTCATGCCATATGTTTAACCAATCACCAAAATGCCTATCCACTTTTTGTCCGCCTATGTGTATTTCTATCTGATCGATCAACGCCAATCCGACTTTGGATACCCATGCAAACTCTATATTCGCATTTATATCGTCGTTGTAAGTGTTTTGTGCTTGTATCCATAAGTTGTAAAAGTATTCTTGAGTTATTATTGATTTGTCTAAACCAAGAGACATTTCGGAAAAGATAACACTTTTGTCAACTGATGAAGTGTAGTTATTGACGATAGCCTGCATACTGACTTCATTATATGTGTACGGTGAGGATGGATCACTAGCTAGTAGATTGATGAAATTATTTATAAACGTTTCATTACCAGTTCCGTTAAAAACGCTGTTGACTGCTGTAATCAGTTTTCCCGAATCTGTTGTGTTTTGTGCAATATACAGATCGTAGGCGGCAGCGTACGCATTTCGATTGATACCCATAAAGTTTGTAACAATTTCGTAGTTATCTCTCGCCGTCCTTACTGGCACTATGTTACCGGATGGGTTGAGTCTTGTAAAATTTATTTCAGGTAGTGTTATGCTCAAATATGTTTTGTGTATTAGGTCACCAACTTTCGGTATTGTTATCGTGGATTTTTTTCCGAAACCGACTGGATCATCAAAAGGGACCTCAACTGATTCCATGGCGAAATTAGTGTGCCTTCTGTAAACCATTTTGAAGAACGTTATCTGAGGAGTACCAGTTAAGAATATATCCTGGCTACCGTACGATACTAATTGAATTAGTCCACCAGCCATAATATAGGATGTATGAGACATTTTATATTATGAGTTTCCGCTTATTTTATAATAAGGAGCAAAATGATGATGATCAACATAGCTAAGAAGATTAGATTGTTGTTCACTTTTGATGGAAGCAAATGTTCCACTGTTTTCGGCATTAACACTTTTGGGATAGTTAGGTGTGGCATATGCTCCTCTTCAGATGTTGCACCAACTGTGGCTTGCACTGTGTTCGGTTCATTCGTTTTGATAATCGTTGTTGTGGCGACTGGAGGAATGTAGTAAGGGCTATCGGTGTATGGAACATCATAATAGGGATAGTTGTAAGGGTAATCGTAAGGATAGCCGTAATACCAGTAAGGGTAGTACCAGCCGTAATCACCGCCACCACCTCCACCATAATAAAAGTTGCCTCCACGACGGTAACCGTTACGGTAGCCTTTACCACCTGAATGACCTCTACTAACACTGCCACCACCTCTTCCGCCAAAACCGCCTGCATGACCACCACCAAAACCTCCATGACCGCCGCCACCAAAGCCACCACCGTGACCACCGCCACCAAAGCCACCACCACCATGACCGCCTCCGCCACCACCACCGTGACCGCCGCCTCCACCACCACCAAAGTGTTCAAGGTCTTTATCGAAATCGTACCTACTTACGTTCATTATATAGATAGATGAGAAAAATTGCAAAAATAACAAGGATCATAAAAAATAGTGTATAATTTTTGTTGGCACCAAAACCCTCAACATACTGATACTCTCCATCCGATTTGTATTTATAATGGGTTTCCGGAATGTATTCATAATCGTGCTCATCAACCATATAGTCAGCGAAATAGAAATCCGGATAAAAGAAGAAAGGGTAATAATACGTCTTGTAACGCATTCCAGTTGTGTTTTTAGAAGGGACGTAGTATTTGCTCTTCTCCATATAGCTTGAACATGAAAAATATAAAATGAATGATAGAAGATGGAAAAATTGAGTTTTAATCACAAATATCTAGTATTCCCAATCTTATATCATCAATGAGCACAAGGAAACAACGAGGTTCTATTCAAAACATATACTTGATCGAAACTATTTTACCAAAAAATGAGGACGAAAAGTTAACAAAAAGGCAGTACATCGTTATGGGCTCAACTGGTAACGTTTACACGATTAATATTCAAGAAGAGTGTACATGTTCTTGTCCGGACTTTACAACTAGACGTTTTCGATGCAAACACATATACTTTATCCTTATGCGGATCATGGGTTTATCCAAAGGTGATGAGGATAAAAAGGTGTTCGATAAAAATGACTTGGCCGATATGTTTTCAAACATTCCCACTATTACAAATAATCTTATTATTGACAACAGTAAGAAGAAACTGTATGATGCTATAAAATTAGGAAAGCTTGCAAGGGGAGAATCCCAAGCTATAACACAAAAGGATACAGATGATTTGTGTCCCATCTGTTTGGATGATTTGGAAAACGGCGATGAGTTAGACTTTTGCAAATACTCATGCGGCAAATCTATACACGTGAAATGCTTCAGTATGTGGTGTAAAGTCAGGCCTGAACAGAATTGTGTGTTCTGTAAACACAGCTGGTTAGAGAAGCCGAAAGAAAAGTCGAACTACATAAATTTATGCGATTGACATATATAAAACTGTAACCTATTATCAAATATGGCTGGTGGAATTTTGCAACTAGTAGCGAAAGGGATACAAGATGTATTTCTAACTTCTGAGCCAGAAATAACTTTTTTTAAGATGGTTTATAGAAGACACACCAACTTTTCAAAAACAGAGTTGGATCTATCTTTCGCAACAAAGCTGGATTTCGGCACTGTTGGTTCACTGAAGATACAGAAGTATGGCGACCTGTTGCATCGACTATTTTTGGTTATAAAGCTGCCCAAAATAGAATTGGTTATTAAAAATCTAACAGTTTTGCAGGCTGAGCAACTTTTGGCTGCAGTCGGTATTACGTGGCAGCCAGTACCTAATCGATCGGTAACAACAGTATTCACACAAACTGATTACGATCAAGTGGATGTAATTGTTACGGCCGAAATTGATAAGCTACAATCACAGATAGATAATGAAATAAATCCGGATTTGTTACTACTTGGATCAACTGGTTCCCTGTATCCTCCAACATGGATGCATAATACGGGACACGATGACTCCGCTGTGCCGGCTTATATGAGTGATGCATTGTTAGCCTTTTTCGCGAATGACGAGTACAATATACAGTATCAGTTTACACAGGCGTTAATAGCTGATGCAGAAAGCGTTCCTTTGACAAATTCGGATGCGTTATTAGAATATTTATTTGAAAAGTTCGCGGCGTACGCTACAAGTTCGTATGTGGGCAACTTTAATGATGACAATTTGCTATTTATGTTTAACGTCGACAACACAACGTACAATATAGATCCGAGTGTTGAAAATTTAACCAGTGATACACTCTTTTTGAACGGGATTAGCAACGCATACTCATCCGCCTCAGATTACACTTCATTAGATGCATACAAGATATTCAATGCGGATGTAACAAATAATGCAGTAGTAGTAACTCCCTCATACAACATAACCTTGGTCAAACAATCGTTAATTACAGATATTCGATATGATTTGCAGAAGAACATTTTGCAACTCAACAACATCTACAATTCGTTTGAGTATACCAATGATCCAACTAATATGAAACTGATGTTTTACCGTGTGTTTCCTGTTACGGCTGGCAGTTACGACACATCAAAATCGTGGATTAATCTGTCACTCCAAACAGTTAACGATGCTAGTTTACAAGATAATTTTACAACTGATTTTGCTGTTGGTACTGTATCGCCTGATGAGCCGGCTAACATATACCATCCTATGGGAATTTACGTAACGAACAGTGTCAACACTTTTCATCTGGATAACAGAAGTGCATTTCGAACATCTGTGTTGAATAACTATTTCAATCAAACAAGTTTATGGAGTAGATTGGATATTAAAGCGTCCGGTTTGTGTGTTGAGACTATAACAGGTTCACCAACAGGTACAGTTGATCCAATATTTTACAACACCTACTTTTTGAACTTTATCCCCTTCTTAACAAATACCGACATACCGTTAGCACTTATCAAATCACTCAGTATTCAACAGGCTGCTAACATAGGTAATCCAACCATTTACGGATATTTGTTAGCTATCTCACAAACAATCTATGTGCCGTCATCGAACACCGGTTTAGCTGTTAACGTCATGGCGGATGTTAATACAACAATTACGCCTTTAACATGTGTATCCGACGATTTCACAAGCATTAAAACGATGAATCAAAGTTTTAAAACAACACAGGGACAGAATGGTGATATACTTGATGTGTCAATCATTAGGCAGAATGAATTCGTTGGAGGTGGGGGCAACACATACTTTCTTATACCGGACTATGTGCCTGAACAATATATGATTATGTTAGATGATCCGGCTTTTCAGAGCCAAAGTTTTAGCGCTTATTATAACTCTACAGTGAAGGCTATCTTGCAGCAAGTTATAAATCTGTTTAGAACACCGTTGGCATCGATTCCATCATTTTCCACATATCAAGCACAAAACTACAACTTGACAAATGTTGCCAATCTACAGATCAATGATAAGATAAACAATGTTGTGTACTCCGATGCGATATCATCTATTTGGTACTATCTTAATACCACAGTAGTGGATGATTACAACAGTTTGTACAATAACAACATACTCAATCTAGATGCAACAACCGGATATCCTGCACTGTTCGGTTCCGAGATATCCGTCTATCTGAATGAAATAAGCAGAAACTATTTCGGTTACACTCCGGCGAACCCTTTTGTTGATTATTACTACGAATCGACGTTAGCCAGCTTAAATCTGCAACAGTACTATCTGCCTTATAAAAACGACGGTTCAGGTACTCTGTATAACGGTCTTCCGAATATAGGGTACTACTTGTTAAACGAAAAGTTGGCTATTCTACAATTGCAGTTACAACATTTCGATAAGAATTATGGTCTACTATTTGTCAAAAGTATTCTAGTGAACAAACCAACTCAGTATTTCGAAGCGTTTATGCCACTGGTAGACTATATTATGCTCGATACGATAGAAGCGCAAGAACCGACATACTATCATGAAAATCATGACGGTGCACACGATAGCGATGGTGACGGTAACATTCCTGGTGGCATCTCACCAAGCCCTTATCCACCGGGAGAAGATTATGTATTAATTGTTTACGCCGGTCTAACTGATCCATCCTCACCATATTACGATATTAATGATGCACATGCAACGCCAACAGATGTTTTCAATATAGTCAACGGATGGTATGCACAACTTATTACATCAACCACAAATCCGTTTGATATTTCAACAGATCCGGCGAAACACGATCTTTACAATAAGATACAACCGTTAACTCCTGATGAACAAGTTGTACAGTTGGATAATTACAACACACTGTTCGGATTTATTAACCCCACATCTTTGTACAATATGTTAGTGAATATCAATAGGCTGTACGACGGTTTCGCCCTACCTGTTGATATCTACAACTTTATGAATGATCTGGTCATCAATAACTCTTTTTTGAAAGATGTCCCCAGTTTAGCTGATCAGTTTAGTGTCACAACTACCAATGCAAATATGGTCACTTATTTTGAAAATTATTTGGAAAACAATCAAGAACAAATTGTCAGTTTAACCACAGTGTTGGCAACACTTGAACTGAGTCTTCAGGGTGGCGCACCAGCCAACTTTGCATGGATAAAATGGATAGGCCATTACATTATAAATAGTATTAAGGTGTACATAGGTGATCAATTGATTGATACCCATACAGGTGAATGGTTACAGTTTTGGCACAGTTTGACTAGAAGAATGCAGAAGGAGAGGGGATACAATATTATGATTGGCAACTCGGATGATTTGACCACCTTTAATACGGATATTAAAAATGCGTATGAGCTGGTGATTCCCTTGAAATTTTGGTTTTGTAACAATGTTGGCGCATCTTTACCTTTAGTCGCTTTGAAAAATACGGATATCACTCTCAAAGTTGATCTGAAAACATTTGATCAGGTCAGTTATTACGATTCATTCACCAAATTTGTTGGAACGCCGAAACTTGATTGTAAGATGATAGGTGAGTTCATTTTTTTGGAGAATGATGAAAGAGCCAAACTAGTAAAAGCTAAGAATGAGTATCTAATTGAGGTGCTGCAGATGAACGGCAATAAAGAAGTTAAGGCTGAGAATTTAACCAACATCTACAACGATGATTTATCACTGAGTGACGACAGTTTTGAGACAAAGTTATATTTCCACAATCCGGTAAAAGAGATAATTTGGGCCTTACAAGATACAAGTAAAACGGATGGTAGTTTGCCGAATGGAGAGTTACAGTATTACAACTACATGTGGACAACATTCAATCCATCACAACAGGTTAAAATTCAGTTTATGGGCCGAGATAGGGAACAGTACAAAGACATAGACTTTTACAACATACTAGTCCCTTATAAATATCACAATGCCACACCGTTCACAGGTCTCAACGTTTACAGTCTTTCATTAGATCCCGAAAATGTGATGCAACCAAAAGGTGCGGCGAATATGGGCAGAATAGATGATTCAGCGATTATCACTATTTTAAGACCTGATGTGATAGCGGCGATGCAGTTAGGCACAAAGTTTCAGTTAGTTGTTTACGCCGTAACCTATCAGGTGTTGCGTGCGATGTCGGGATTCGCAGGTGTTGCCTTTTATTATTAGGGTCAATTTTGGTAATCCCATTTCAGATGTGCAGAAATGTCCATAATTATTTTGTGACTAGTAAAATAATGACAGGTGGCTTAATTCAACTGGTTGCATACGGCATTCAAGATCTGTTCTTAACCAAAGATCCACAAATAACATTCTTCAAATTAGTTTATCGCCGCCATACTAACTTTTCTACAGAAGTGATACCGTTGAATTTTACAAGCACACCTAGTTTCGGTAAAAGGGTGTCGTGTATACTGTCGAGGAACGGTGATCTGATCGGCAAAACCCATTTAGTCATATCGTTACCAAGAATACCTGTTTTTATGAATGATGATGGCACTGTTGATGAGATAACCAAATTCGCATGGATTCGACGTGTTGGATACGGATTGATTAGAAATATCGAGGTGGAGATAGGGAGCGAATTGATAGACAGACAGTACGGTGATTGGCTAAATATTTGGCATGAATTGACTATTGCAGATACCAAAAATTTAAACAAAATTTTGGGTAACGTAAAAGAGGTGACTGAATTTTCAAACGGAAAGAAATCATACAAACTGTTCATCCCACTCAGATTCTGGTTCAACCGATTCCCGGGATTAGCCTTGCCTATTATCGCATTGCAGTACAATAATATCAAAATCAATTTGGAACTTAATGATTTTAATCAGTGTTATGTTGTTGCACCGACTCACACTTTAGGAATTGACAACGATCTGGTAAATTTCAAGCCGTTTGAATTTTTGCAACAGAACGTTAACGGTGTCGTATCTTTGGCTCGTTATGTGTATTTTGATATAATCAATCGAATTTTGTATCTTTGGCGGTACACTAATAACGGATTTTTGAGCGTAACTGAAACTGATCAATCACTTATTAAAACAGAGGCACAACAGAGAGCTATACTTTATCAGAAGGATACTTTTGGCAACTATATCAATCAGCAGTATTTTATCACCGGCTTAACTAGTTTGTTTATAGCTATGCCCAGAATCAACGCAACTGAACAAACCTATTCAAATAGAAATTTTCGGCCGTCAACTGTTGTCATTAAGGATGCTTTTTTACTAGTTGAGTACATTTTTTTGGATACTGACGAGAGGATTAGATTTTCACAAGGGAAATTGGAGTATCTGATTGAGCAGTTGTTGTATAACGGTGAGAATGTTATTGATGGAATTAATCAGTCTTTTAAAGTTGGATTTACTCAACCGTGTTTGGAGCTTTATTGGGTCACTCAGTTGGCACTAGTCCAGAATACCCTTATTAACGATGTGTTTAATTATACAGATTCAGTGATAACAGACTATAATACAGGTAAACCGATCGGATCAAATATAATACTTCAGGAAACTGTATTATTCAACGGATTGGAGCGAGTGAGTTTGCGAGATTCACAATACTTTAGCTGGGTTCAACCTTATCAACATCATTCACACAGTCCGGCTGAGGGTATCAACAGTTATTCATTCGCCCTGCATCCTGAAAAGCATCAACCGTCGTGTACCGCTAACATGAGCAAACTTGATAATGTAGTTGTGAAACTAATAGCTAATCCCGATATTAATTTCAACAATACGGCGAAGCTACGAATTTACGGGTTAGTGTACAACGTGTTGCGTGTTGTTAGTGGAATTAGTGGTTTGGTGTTCAGTAATGATCGATAATAAATTTTATAAAATTTGTTATCAATTTGATAATAATTTAGTGTAGACCACTAGAGATCTTTTCATAACCGTCAACCATGGAAGCCTTGTTAAGGATTTTGGAAAAACTGTTAGTCAACATAGAGCTGATATTGGCCGCAATGGAGTTACCGTTATCGTTGTATCCGTTGAGAACCTTGTTGGTGCTTTTAACCATATCAACGAGCTTCTTGAGAGACAGGATAGTTTGAGAACTACCATCGAAGATCATAAGCAGGTTAAGGCATTCCTGGAGAAGGATGAGGCGCTTCCAGATTTCATCTTCGAATCGGATGTTCTGATTAATGCGTTTCTGTGTTTGGTCAACAAATTGGCTGAAATAAGCATCCTTAGGAACACCACCACGCTCAAGTGTTGCAACAAGGTCGTTGAAGATCTTCTGTTGCAACTTGGCACCAGTGGGAGCTCCCTGATTGAATCGACGAGCATAATATCCAACGGGATCGTTATCACCACCACCGAGTTGAGGAAATCCGCGGTTTTGCACACCAATCATGATCGGCATAAGCTGGTTCATAAAGTTAGTACCGTAGATTTCTGAACCATTAAACATATCACCCCAAACTGGGTTACGAGATCGTTGCATCTCCTTGAGGAATTTGCTTAGACGACTCATCTCGTACAATTGACTGTTGTCGGATGAGGGTTCCTCTCGCATCGGAATATTCAAACGCTCAGCGTACTGAGATTTGTGGTATTGACCAGCTTTCTCTTCAGTTGTGGCATCAACATGTGGGTTAAGAAGACCCGGATTGGCGTTGACAAACTCTGATAGGAGTTGCAAATAAGCGAGTAGACGACTATTGCCAGTGATGAGAGATTGTTGTTGGGGTTGAGTAAACTGCTTGCTCATAAAGGTCTTGAGCCAATCGTTGACACATTGCACCTTCTTGAGATTCTGTTGTGCAACCGAATCGTGTGAGTGGAAAGTCTGGAAACCGAATCGTTGAAGAGTTCGCAGAGCGACAATTGGATGCATAGAATCAATCTGTTTCTTGGCGGTATCAAAGAAATCGGTTGCAGTCAATTTCTTAAGGCAACTATCCAATGAAGCGGGATCATCATTCAGTAGACAATCAAAGATCATATCGCGACATTTACCTTTATTATCAACAGAATAACCTGTACCATAACAACTATTCTTGAATGCCAATAGCTCATCACCATCAGCATCATCCTTTGAAATAGGTACCCAATCATTATCCTTCTTCATGAAGAATTTACCATCAGGACTGCGGCGGAATTTATGTTCAGTGATCAAGTTACTGAATTCAAATGATGAATCCCAATCGGCACTAATATCAAATTCCTCAGGAGTCACAACTCTGGCCTTACTGAGAGAATAGAGACGACGGCGAATGAGTTTATCCACATTGAAAGAGAAATGAGGTATAGATAAGAAGGAACTAGCATATCTATATTTGGCATCAGTAGTCACTAATTTGGGATCAAATTTTACCTTACATCCTTCATCGTATAGATTTTTCAATATGTTTTTGTCGGTAATAGAGGGCATCGACATTATAGTATTTGCCAAAATCGGTGTGATATTAGTATGATTCATGA